CGACCATAAAAGCCCGGCTCACGCACAGCAACACCAACGAGCCGGTAGACATACACACCATCGCGGGCTAGACCCAACAGAACCCAAGCCACGCCCATCGGGCAATCCCGCACACACCCTTCGCTGCATAACAAGCGCAACGGGGCCGGAGTAGTAAGACGCTATACGCCAACAGGCACACAAAGAACGGCGCAACAGGCAAACACCCTAGTAGCAACCCAGTCAAGTCAGCTTATTGTGTAAAAGATGTTTTGTATGTCTGGTAGGGTTGCGGCAACGCGGTATGGCACACGAGCACACATCGGGAGATGGAAGCGCCGACTGTGCCTAACCCGCAGCAACCGAAACACCGCCAACATACCCTACCCCATGAGTCCTAGAACCTTCACAGGCAAACCGTGCCCCGAGGCGGGAGACAACCCGCGATAGATAACTGCCGGACGACTCATGTAAATCAAAAACCAATAAACACAACACACCGGCAGAAGCACAAGCCGAACACCAAGAAAGACCAAACCAAGCACTACCAGCAGCCCCTCAAATCTTTCTTCCTCTGTTCTGTGTCCGTCCGTGTGGACGGCGTGCATCTGCTGCGTGTGCTGCCTAGAGTGATTGAGTAGTGAATATTGCTTTGAGCCGTGAGTTATCTTTTATGCGTTTGTATTTATTTTGCGTTGTTACTTGGCGGTAACAGCGGCTTAACTCTGCATTTTTTCTCGACCCCTCTATGCAGCACATGACTCGCAACACCAACCGCAACACCAACCGCAACACCAACCGCAACACCAACCGCAACACCAACAGGAGACCATCATGAAACAGCCAAGAAACTGGGAAGAAGCCTTTGAAGATTTAGCCACAGAAAACAGAGAGCTGCGGGACGCGTTGGACAACATCGTCGCCCTTTGGGACATAGAGGCAAGCATGTCCGAGATTGAGAACAGCATCACCAGAGCCCGAGCCCTGATAGGAGAGGAGAAATGAAAGAGCTAATTGGTAAGACCGTGGAGACGGTGCGTTACGTAGACCCATGGGGCGACGGGCTGCGGATTACGACAAGGAGGGGGAATGATGTTTAAAGCGTTACAAATTCTTGGCGCAGCCCTGATAGCCGTGATGCTGTCGTGGGTTTTCTTTATCGTAGTTCTTTAGTTGGAGGTGTGAGATGAAAGACCTGTTCTGTTGTTGGTGCGGGGATGATGTAGAACCCCGCCGTTGGGCGTTGGGATACCGCGCCTGTTTGGCATGTGGCGAGGCGTCGGCGCGTGCTGCTCGTGCCTCGTGGTGTGTGGTGCAGGAGTATGGCAAGGGCGCATATCAGTTCGTTACCCCTGCCTCAGCCCACAAGACCCTGCGGGAAACCAACCAGAAGCAACCAAGGTAGCAACCCCGATAAACAGTAACAACACAAGGAGCCATCATGTTTGGGATAAACACGAACTACTTACCCACGGTCAGAAGCTACGACGAAGCCAAGATTCACTACGACAGCATCAAACCAATCCGTGGGAGTGACAACCTACGCCCTCTGGGTAAACGCAGCAAGCAGCATATGATGCTCACCGAGGGTAGCAACGAGCACGGGCATTACTACGCTGCCAAGCTATACAGCACGGAGTGCGTGCGGTGGTATCGAGATGGGCGCATCCAAGTCCGGGCCGATGGTTACTCAACCCAATCAACGGCGGGCTTCATTCATGCGGTATCCCCCATGACCGGTCACATACAAGACAACGCGGTCAGGGTCAACGGTATCCGGATGGCGGATACATACAACGGGCTGTGGTTTGAGTATCGCGACCAGCACTGGGTATGCACCAACGAGCCCAAGTGTTACATCGAGAAGTTCAACCGCACTGAGACCGCACGACTACGCAAGCTACCCGTTGTGTCTCAAATCCAGACATACCTCAAGAGTATGAAGGCGCTGGGCGCATACGACACACCCAACCCTGCGACATTCGGCTTTAGTTTCAAGGCTGACGACCTGCTGCTTGATATGCTGAAGTGCAACGGCGAGCCACCGATGGATATGCTGGCGAGGTTCGGTGAGGGTGTGCGCGGGCTATGGTCAACCGAGATGTTGTATCGGGTATGTATGAAGGCAGGGCTGACCACACGCGAGGCGTTGTATTACAGAGAGTATGTTCCGGCTGCGTCATCAAAGAAAGGAGTGATATGTGAGAGAAGATGAGATGGAGGCACTACTGCGCTTGGACGGGGCAGCGTTGGAGGTGAACAAGTTCGGCACGGCGTATAACGCGAAGGTGTGGTATCCCGCCGACCACAAAGACGCAGAGGTTGTCATGTTCACCGGCGAAGCATCGTCCAGACAGGAGGCCCTTGCCCAAGCGTGGCAGAAGTATCAGGAGTTTATGCAGACAAAAACTGGTATCAACCTGCTGCGCGGCGACGGGCAGCTGATGTTCCGGATATAAAACCGTTGTTACTTACAAGTAACAAGAACCAAGGAGACCATGATGGGATACAGAAGCGATGTAGCAGCAGTGTTCTACGTCACCTACTCAAACGAGCCGGACTACCCCAAGTCCAAAGCACTGCTCGACCTGTGGTATGCGCAGCTGGAGGAGACCAAGTGGCACCGTGATGACTTCGGCAATTGCTTCAGTCCGTTGAATAAGATGCACAATCATGGCTACGTGTTCGAGTGCAACGATGTGAAGTGGTATGACTCATATCCATCCATCCAGCAGTTCGAGCATGTCGTCAAACAGTATTACAACGACTACATCAACAACAGCGAGCTCGATGGTGGTAGCGGGCTCAACAAATACTTCTGCTACGAGTTCATCCGCATCGGTGAAGAGACCGAGGACATCGTCTAGGAGCGCAGTCACATCCACGACTACGTGTTGTCAGTTGCACGTTCGATTCATTTCAACTAATCGTTTTAAAACAATACAAACCGTGTGACATGTCACACAACTTAAAGGAGAAGCAAAATGACGCAAGCAATTAGCAACACAACCGCAGTTACCCTCGAGGAAGCAAAAAACCTCATCGCTACGTGCGGTGCGGACGTTACTATAATGCTGCAGGGTGGCATGGGCATCGGCAAATCGTCGCTGCTGTGGGCATTGGCTGAGCAGTTCAACGGCACGCATGACGCTGTCTACATGGACATGACCACCAAGGACATCGCTGACCTGTCGGGTGTGCCGTATGTCGAGGAGCGCAACGGCATCAAGGTGACGCACTTCGCACCCAACAGCGAGCTGAAGCTACACAACAAGAAGCCGGTGATTCTCATGCTGGACGAGTTCGGCAAGGCCATGCGTCCGGTTCAGAACACTGCCCTGCGCCTCATGCTGGAGCGCAAGATGGGTGAGGACTCGCTGCCCGCTGGCAGTATCGTGTTCGGCACGACCAACAAGACAGGTGAGGGTCTGGGTGACAACATCCAGCCCCATGCACGCAATCGTCTGTCGTTCGTGACGGTCAAGTCCCCGGATGCCGAGCAGTGGTGTGCGTGGGCGGTGGGTAATGGCGTTGAGGCTGAGGTCATTGCGTGGGTCAACCAGAACCCGCAAGCGTTGGCGTCGTTCGACGATGGTGGCCAAGATGACAACCCGTATATCTTCCACCCCAACAAGCCGGTGACGGCGTTCTGCACCCCGCGTTCGCTGACCAAGGCCAGCCACATCATCAAGCATCGTGGTGTGTTGGGCACGACAGCGACTATCGCCGGTGTGGCGGGCTGTGTGGGTGAGGCTGCTGCGCGTGACATGATGGCCTATGCTGCACTGGCGGATAAGCTGCCGACGTGGGCTGAGATTGTGAAGCACCCCGATACCGCCAAGCTGCCCGCTGATGGTGATGCTGCGGCGTCATTCATTACGGTCTACTCGGCGCTGGCACGGGTGGACAAGGGCTCGTTCGATGCGTGGATGGTGTATTGCAAGCGCATGGCCAAGGAGTTCCAAGCGGTGTTCTGTCTCAACGCAGTCAAGTCTCAAGCCCGCACCGCAGCATTGGCCAACCGCAGTTTCACGACATGGGCTACCGAGAACCACTGGCTGTTCGACGCCAAGTAAGGAGGAGGTATGGACCGCGCAGACCGTTACAGAGTATTCACCATGCCGCAGTCTAAGTTTGACCAACAACGTGGTAAAGATTCAATGTATCTTGTGAGAGACCTTGTAGCCGTGCATCCTGATGTTATGGGTCTTGAGCTCAATGCAGCACAGACCATGTGCAAACTACTCAATGAATCGGAGAAGCTATGAAACTCACAGCAGAGCAACGGTTATCCCGCGCACATCTTCACATCGTCAACCACATCAAGCATTGCGCAATCGGCGGTGTGGTGATGTTTGGCAAGACGATGGTGGACGAGCGCATACCCACAGCTTGCACGGACGGGTTCACGGTGAAGTATGGCCGCAAGTTCATCGAGGACTTGGACGAGGCCGAGCTGCGGTTCTTAGTGCTGCACGAGAATTATCACAAAGCGTTCCGGCACATGACGACGTGGCGGCATCTCTACAAGGACGACCCCCAGCTGGCCAACGAAGCGTGTGACCACGTCATTAACCTCAAGCTGACCCACATCGACAATGGCGAGGGGTTCATCAAGATGCCCGAGAAATACCCCGGCCCGTGTGACCCGAGGTTCAAGGGCATGGACGCAGGGCATGTCTACCGGCTGCTGAAGGAGGAGCAGGAGAAGCGAGGGGGTGGTGGCCGGTCCGGGTTCGACGAGCATGACTGGGATGGTGAGGAGCAGCTGACCTCAGACCAGCGTGAAAAGATTGCCCAGCAGATTGACCAAGCCCTGCGTCAGGGTGCCATCCTCGCAGCCAAGCGGGGTAGCGGGGGTGACCGCACGTTCGCTGAACTGTTGGAGCCCAAGGTCAACTGGCGGGAAGCCCTGCGCGAGTTCGTCACCAGCACCTGTGCCGGTCGGGATATGTCCACATGGCGTAAGGTCAACCGTCGGTTCGTGTCCAGCGGCATGTATCTGCCGGGGTGTATCAGTGAGGCGATTGGTCGGGTGTTGGTCGGCGTTGACACGTCAGGTTCAATCGGTGGGCGTGAGCTGCAGGAGTTCATGTCCGAGGTCGTAGGCGTGGCCAAGCAGGTGAACCCCGAGGTGCTGGACTTGGTGTATTGGGACACACAGGTCGCCGCTCACGAGAAGTATGGGGTGCATGAGCTGGATGGGTTGGAGACCAAGACCAAGCCCGCCGGTGGTGGCGGCACCGCACCCAGCTGCATCACAGCCTATATGAGCGCACAAAACATCAAACCTGAGTGCGCCATCATTCTGACCGACGGGCATGTAGGCAGCGACTGGGGCGGGGCGTGGCCATGTCCGGTGTTGTTCGTTATCTGCGGCGGCAACAAGGTCATCGCCCCGGTGGGCAAGACGATTCACATTTAATTAACAACAGGAGCTGATATGAGCAACGACAGAAGCAACGACAGGAGCAACGACAGGAGCAACGACAGGAGCAACGACAGGAGCAACGACAGGAGCAACGACAAAGAAGCGGCCAAGCTGGTGATTCTCAAGGTGGACTACATGGAGCTCGTAGTCCCGGTGGAGGCGGCGATGGCGTTCATAAAACTCATTGCGGGGGGTAGCGCCTACAAGCTACACAATAAATGGATAAGCGAAACCAAGTCCAGCATCGAGGTGTTTGAGCACATTGACCTGTCGATTCATCACCTGAGCACTGAGCGGTATGCGCTGGCCAAGATGACGACGGCGTCGCTGAAGGAGGACAACAAATGAAATACCACGAGCTGGGTGACAGCGCCAAAGAGAAGGCACGAGCGTGGATGGTGGACTGTGTTCACTCCGATGGCTGGTGCGCCGAGTGGGTCATCGAGGATTGGAAGGACATACTGGACTGCCTCGGGTTTTATGAGACCGACATCTTCTGGTCTGGCTTCGGTTCACAGGGTGACGGCGCGTGCTTTGTGGGGTCGTGGCGTGAAAAGCATGTGCGCTATGACAAGTTGGTCGAGCTTGTAGGGCAGGAGAAGGCCGCAGATTACGGTGAGTTCTTTTACAAGTTGAAGTTGTTTCGGGACATGGGCGCGATACAACCACACTACGTTCGACTAAACCATCGCGGGCTCTACAGTCATGAGAACAGCATCCACTACGACTTGGACATACCGGAGACGGACAGCGAGACCGTGCCGTGCTTTGAGGAGGACTTTAAGGAGGCGTGCAGGTATTTGATGCGGACGATTTATCGGCAGTTGGAGGCGGAGTATGCGCACCAAGTAAGTGAAGAAGCGATTGTTGAATCTATTGAATGTAATGAGTATGACTTTAACGACAAAGGAGAACGGCAATGAGCATTACTAACAACGGCGTATTGGTTGACCTGAACATCTCTGTATGGACGGGTCGTAAGATGGATCGCAAGGTCAGCGGCGAGGTGGACGCGGCCAAGAACACCCGCACAAAAGCCGGTAACTATCACAAAAACCTGTTCGCTGGCACGGACAAACTGGAGCGGGTCAATTCAATCGCTGGGAAAATCCGAAACTGGCATCTGCGCGAGACCCTTCCATGGTCAGATACCGGCACTCGGCTGCTGCCGATGGCAAACTTCTTTCACTATAAGCAAGAGCTTTCCACAATGGAGAATGAGTTCAACGCGGCGGTGCAGGATTTTCTGACGTATTACCCAAATCTCATCTCGGCTGCGGCGTTCCAAATCGGCACATTGTTTAACCGTGATGACTATCCCAGCGAGGATAAGATTAAACATAAGTTCAGCGTTCGCACGGCGTTCCATCCGGTGCCTTTGTCTGGCGACTTCCGGGTTGATTCGGATGCTGCGACGCAGCAGGAGTTGCGCGAAAGCTATGAAAAGTTGTATCGTGAGAAAGAAGAAGCCACAGCAAAAGAACTTTGGAGTAGACTACATGAATACCTGACGACTTTGGTTGACAGGTTGGAGAAGAAGCAGAAAGCGATTGAATCATCCGCAAGCGGCGATAAGACCAAGGCGGGGCAGCTTCACGAATCTCATCTGGAGAATGGTGTTGAGCTGTGCAGTTTACTCACTCGCTTGAATGTAATGAATGACCCGACGTTAGAAGCAGCACGCAAGCATCTTGAAGAAGCCCTGTCCGGGGTTACGATCAAGGACCTCCGCACAAGCGAAGGTGTGCGCAATGACGTCAAGGCGCGGGTGCAGGACATACTGGGTAAATTTGACTGGTGAGGAAAACATGGCAACAAAGTTAAGTGGTGGTAAAGAGATCGTCCGTGAACTGGCGATTGCTGTGCAGGATGCTGGTGCGCGGGAGTTGATCGTTACGGTGCGCGGGGACGGAATAATGTTCCTGCGTGCCAAGGGTATGCAGCGCCAAGTGATGTGGAAACTCGACGCGCTGTATGAGAAGGGTATTAAGGAAGGAAGAAGTGCGTAAATTAACTAAATAACTAAGGAGAAGTCATGAAACAAGCAACCACTGTAAAAGTTCCAAGCTATAGATTAAATCCCCCTGTTTTGGAGACCATAACTCCAACCAAAGCCCATACATGGCTAAACAGAAATACTAGCAACCGAAAACTTAGGGATGGTTGGGTAGAAAAATACGCTTCCGATATGCGAGCGGGTAAGTGGACAGAGTGCATTGTGCCCATTGTGTTTTACGAGAACGGTGACATTGCAGATGGGCAGCACCGATTGTGGGCGATCATTGAGTCTGATACCCCGCAACGGTTTTTTGTACTACATGGGTTAACTAGAGAAGCAGGGCTCAACATCGACACGGGTGGCGGTCGCAACCTAGTGGACAACGCTCGTATAAGCGGGCTGAACATGGACATCACCAACGAAATGACTGCAGCTGCACGAGCACTGGAGTCTGGTAACCGCACGAGCGCGGCAATGTCCAATTCTTCTTTGTTGGCTATTGTTGATAAACATAAAGACGCTTTGAAGTGGGTGTGCTCGCATGGTCCTCGCGGTAAGGGTTTGCGTAACCAGTGCATTTTGGCGGCGGTTGCTAGGGCGTGGTACCACACAGACGACAAGGAAAGGCTGGCACGGTTCTGCCAAGTTGTATCGACTGGCATGATGCAAGACGCTAGCGAATCGGCGGCGGTGGCACTTCGTAATTTGTTTTTGGCGAACCGCAACGTCCATTTAAATCAGTTATTTAGGGCGAATTTTTTGCTCTCTCAGTCCGCAATCAAGGCATTCATGAAGGGCAATCCGATTACCCGACTCCGTTCCCCGACAGAAGAGCCGTATCCGCTGACCACGAAGCCGCTCAATGTTGCGCACGCCAAACTTGGTAGGCCCAAAAAACAAAAGGCAACGTAATGGCCACCACCCCAGAGTCCAAGGTTAAAAAAAAGGTCGTTGACATTCTGAAAGCGGCAGGGGCGTGGTATTGCTTTCCTGTCGCCTCTGGGTATGGCCGGTCGGGGATACCCGATATCTTGGCGTGTTGGGACGGTGAGTTTGTAGCTATTGAATGTAAGGCCAATGGTGGCCGCACCACGGCACTGCAAGCCCGAGAACTTGAGCGTATCAAGCAAGCTAATGGCAGGGCGTGGGTGATCGACGAGAGCAAAATAGACGAGCTTCGAGCGTACTTCGAGAACCTCGCTAACTAATACCAGCCCCAGCTCCAACCGTAGGCGCGGCTGCGGTAATCAGCTTGAATGACAGACCTTGGGGCAGCTCATAATTGGAGGTAATTCAGGCACCGCGCACTTTCTAACTTTAAGGAGAATCGTATGGGAGCATTAGAGATTCCAAAATATGTGCAACAGCTATACGCTTACTTTGGTATACCAACGTCAGAGTGGGGGGAACATTTCACGCAGGACAGAGGGCTGCGCACTGGCCTTCGTCCAGAAGTAGCAGAGGTGTATTCAATGCTGCACCGTGAGTTACAACAAGCTGGAAAACTTAAAGGAGAAGTGAAATGAACGCTGTTACAGAAAAACATATTAAAGAGTCAACTGTTGTCATCACTCCGCCGCGTTTTGCTACGGTGGAATTAGTTCTCAACGGCACGTCGCCGTTGGTCATTGAACGGTTCAGCAAGAAGGCCGAGCTTATGGCCAAGATGCAGGAAGGCAAGAGCGCGGGTAGTAAGAAAACCCGCACTGCGCGGGACTACGAAAAGGAGACAGAAGAGGCGCGGTATCGTTCTGATGAAGGCTGGGAGGGCATGAACGCTGCTGCGTTTCGTGCAGGGATGATTAGCGCGTGCCGCTTGGTCGGATTCAAAATGACACTGGCTAAACTGTCTTGCTTTATTGAGGCAGATGGGTGGGATGCTATTGATTCGTTACCGTTGATTCGTATTTACGGGGCAAGCAATCAATACTCAGCGCATACGCGTAATGCTACCGGGGTTGTCGATGTGCGCGTGCGTCCCATGTATAAAAAGTGGGCTGCGAAGTTGCGCGTCAAATACGACCAAGACCAATTCAGCACTCAAGACATCTTTAATCTGATCTCAAGGGTCGGAGCGCAGGTTGGCATTGGCGCGGGTCGTCCGGATAGCAAAGCATCTGCGGGGATGGGTTTTGGTACGTTTGAAATTGTAGACGATGAAAGGAGAGAGCACATCAAAAAGCAGTTTGGTATTGAGTAGTACGGCAGGCCTGTAAGGGCTAGGTAAGGCCAGGTGGGGTCGGGTAAGTCACGGCAGGTAAGGTTGGGAGTGGCTAGGCCGGGTTTGGTAATACATGATTGGGTATGTCAAGTCACGGCAGGTAAGGCCCGGTGCAGTGGGGCTAGGCAGGACCCGGTATGTCAGGGTTCGGTATGTCGAGGTGAGGCAGGTTTGGCATGTAGCGGTTGGGCGCAGTAGGGCGCGGTATGGCTCGGTACGGTAACTCACGGCAGGCATTTACAAAGGAGAAGATAATGAATGAAGAACGTAAATTTTTAGAGCGCATGGCAACAAAAAACGGCGGGCTGCTGCTTGTAGACGATGTTTTAGCGGCAGCAAAAGACAAGCGTTGTGTATTGCACAAGCACTTTGAATGGGACGACACAGAAGCGGCGCGGCAGTACCGCCGCGAACAGGCACGAAATCTTATACAAAAGTGCCGTGTTCAAATTGCTACAGCCCCTGATGTGTCAATCCGCGCATTTGTGTCGTTGCAAAGTGACCAAATATCAGGGGGCGGTTATCGCATGACTGCGACAGTATTGGATGACGCAGAGCTGAAAGCGCAGTTGTTGGGGGATATTCGGTTGACAATAGAGCGCTGGAGCCGGAAGCTGTATTTATTGGACTCAAATATTGTCGGCCTAATTCAACAGCTGGAAGTTAGTATTCAAGACGAGCAAAACCATGCCGAAAAGGGGAGAGCCGCCGCATGAAACCTTACTTTATCGACGGGCCGGTGCTGATCAAGCGCATGGCTGTGGTGCTGGTCGCTGGGTTGTTTGTTGGTGCAGCAGCGGCAGCGGTTGGATATAGAACCAAAGAAGTAGAACCCGCCGCGCAGAAGGTAGCCTTGGCTGTATGCCCGATGCCCCAGACTGAAGGGGAGATGACGATATACGTTGTTGAGAATGGCGCAATCAAATGCTGGAGGTGGAAATGACCGACACGAAGCCGACTCCGAGAACGGATGAGCGTTGCAAGCAAATACACGAAGATGCGCTTGGTCTTGAAATAGGAGTGTTTAAATGAAGATGTTCATGAAGTCGTATTTCGAGAAGGAAGCGCGTGAAGTGAAGCCTCCGCTGGAGTACGAGGCTATCTGCATTTCATGCGCTGGCAAGTTAGGCGGCAAGGTGGATCGCTGGCTGAAGTCGAAGTGGGCCAGCGCCAATTGCGATGTGTGTGGTCACAAGACTGAAGTAACTAACCCTAAAGAATACGTTTGGAGATAATCATGGAAATTATTAAAATTATTGCTGTCGCTGTTGTTTTTGCCGTTGCTATTTGGGTTTTATATACGCTGGTTAAAATGTCTGACGAAGCGAAGGAGAAGCGTAACGATGAAGCACCCTACAAAGTTGAACCCCCAAAATCTACCGAGCAGATGGCCGTTTCCGACACTTGGGAAACCGTACCCCCCGCTGATCACTTCGAGCCCTACTGCAAGCCCAAGCGTAAATACACCAAGCGCAGCAAGTACTGGAGCAGCCCCAAAGTCAAAACCAAAATGTCCAAAGCCCGTAAAGCGCGTAAGCCCAGTAAATCTAAATGACATCGAGGAGGCCCCGCTATGAGACAGGACAAGCGAGACGAAGCTGTGGCGTATCTGCGTAGCCGCAAGAAGTACAGCGTTGACCCCGGCTGTAAGTTCGTACCAACGAGCGCCGCGCACACTGATGTGGCTGAGACCATCCGCAAGTATCGTATGGAGGTAGAGGACGTGTCACCCGTGCAACTGGTGAAGGGTAAGAAGAGATGAAATGCAGTTGCGGTGGAGGAACCCGCGTCGTTGATCGGCGTGAGGAATACAGGCGGCGGGAGTGCCTTGTGTGTGGCAAGCGGTTCTCCACCATGGAGATTGTCGTGAACAGAGCCAAGGCTAAGACAGAAGCGCCGAAAAAGCGTCGAGTACGGGCCACAGCAGCGACGCCAATGGCTAAAAACACCCGAGAGCAAGTCACCAAAAACGCCAGCGCCAGACGCCGGTTGGAGGATATGCGGGACAGCATGGACGGGGAGTATGACTATGAGTATTGACTGTAGTTAGTTAGACATAGTATGCTTGTTGCATGAGCGCAAAAAACACACCAAGAACTTTTTGGTCTCGAGTAGATAGAGGAGACCCCGGCAGCTGCTGGAATTGGTTGGGAGCCCAGACCAGCAGCGGGTACGGCAATCTTACATGGCACGGGCAGCATGTTCAGGCTCACCGAGTGGCGTATTTTCTGCATCACGGCGGCATTGGGTTGCATACAAATTTCCGACAGATAGGAGTGGCAAGACGGTACCGCCGGTTCGTTTTGCATAGATGCGACAACCGGTTGTGTTGTAACCCCGGGCATTTGTTTTTGGGCTCTATGCGGGCGAACCAACTCGATGCGTATGCCAAGGGGAGAAAAACACAACCGCAGAGCCAGCATGTAAATGCCAAGCTCACCGCGACCCAAGTTACTGAGATACGGCAGCTTTATGATGCCGGGGAAATGCACCAAATACCTTTGGCCAGAGCATACGGCGTATCTCAGCGGGTCATCAGTCTTATTGTCAGACGAGAGTCATACAAGGATATCAAATGATAGATTTAATTACTTTGGACATGGAGACCTACTATGACAAAGCATACAGCCTGTCAAAGATAAGCACCGAAGCCTACATCCGGGACGATCAATTCGAGGTCATCGGGGTCGCAGTTAAGGTCAACGACAACGAAACGCAGTGGTTCAGTGGCACCCATGAGGAGACTGCTGCGTGGTTGGGGCAGTTTGATTGGGGTAATGCGATGCTGTTGGCGCACAACTGCGCCTTTGACGCGGCCATACTGAGCTGGCAATTCGGTATTCACCCCAAGGTGTTGGCGGATACGATGTCGATGGGTAACGCGGTGGGGAGCGGCGCGGGTAGTGTGTCGTTGGCTGCGTTGTCCGAGCGATATGGTCTGGGCAAGAAGGGCAATGAGGTGGTCAACGCGCTTGGCAAGCGCCGAGCAGACTTCACCCCTGACGAGCTGGCACGCTATGCCGAGTATTGCATCAACGACGTCAATCTGTGCTACCTGCTGTTCCAGATCATGCTGGCGAATGAGTTCCCCAAGGCCGAGTTGAAGCTCATTGACATGACGCTGCGGATGTTCACGGAGCCCGTGTTTGAGCTTGACCTGCCCCTGCTGGAGAACCATCTGGCCAAGCTACGTGAGAAGAAGCAGAAGCTGCTGGACTCGGTGGGGCTCGACCGCAAAGCGCTGATGTCCAACCAGCAGTTTGCAGAGCTGTTGGAGGCGTGTGGTGTTGAGCCGCCAATGAAAGTGAGCCCTGCAACTAGCAAGCAAACCTTCGCCTTTGCCAAGACCGACGAGGAGTTCAAGGCCCTGTTGGAGCACCCCGACCTGCGGGTGCAGACGTTGGTGGCGGCGCGGTTGGGGGTCAAGTCTACGATCGAGGAGACCCGCACTGAGAGGCTGGTGGAGATCGCCAAGCGGGGCAAGCTGCCGGTGCCACTGAAGTATTGCGGGGCCAAGACCAAGCGCTGGTCGGGTGAGGGTGGGGGCATCAACATGCAGAATCTGCCGCGCACATCGGTCATCAAGGAGGCAATCCGGGCCCCGGCGGGGCACTCAGTGGTCGGCGTAGACCTGTCCAACATCGAGCTGCGGGTTGGCCTGTGGTTCGGGGGAATGCTCGACAAGCTCGACCAGCTGCGCAACGGGCTGGACCTCTACAAAGACTTTGCCTCGCTGGTGTTCGGGGTGCCCTATAACGATGTGAACAAGGATCAACGCTTCATCGGTAAAACATCCCAGCTAAGTTTGATTTACGGTGTCGGTGCAGCCAAGCTGCGGATGGCTATTAAGACTGGGTCTCGCACGGACATCGGGGAGGCGGAAGCTACGCGGATCGTGGCGCTGTATCGTAGTCAATATCATGGCGTGGTGCAGGCGTGGGACAGGGGCGAGGCGGTGCTGCGGGCCATTCGGGACGACCGGTATATGGACTTCGGGCCCATTCAGGTTCACGGTCAGCAGGGGTTGTTCCTGCCGTGTGGGTTGTATATGCAGTTTCCCGAGCTGCAACTGGCATCAACAAGTGGGTGGAAGTACAAAACCCGGTTTGGCTGGGAACACATCTATGGAGCCAAGGTGTTTCAGGGCTCTATTCAGGCGCTGGCTCGCTGCGTGACCGGGGATGGGATGCTCCGGGCGCAGAAGTCAATGCCCCACATCCGAACGGCTTTAACTATCCATGACGCAGACTACATGATTGCCCCCACATTGATGGCTGAGGCTGTGCAGGAACAGTTGATAAAGGACCTGTGTGTGCCGCCGCCATGGGCCCCGGACCTGCCACTTGCCGCTGAGGGTGGGTTTGGCCAGACTCTTGCGGAGTGCTAATATCACAGGCACCCACAACTACGAGAGTCTTTTATGAAATGGTCCTACAGCAGTTTGTCTTTGTTTCAACAGTGCCCTAAGAAGTATCATCATTTGCGGGTTCTCAAAGACATTGTTGAGCCCCAATCTGAGCAGATGCGGTATGGGTTGGAGCTGCACAAAGCTGCTGAAGAGTACATACGCGACGGCGTGGACCTGCCGCCGGGGTTTGAATTCATGCGGGAGAGTCTTGAGCAGTTGAAGGCGCTACCGGGTGAGAAGTACTGCGAGTACAAGCTGGGCCTAACGCGTGACTTGGAGCCCTGTGAGTTCTTCGCAGATGATGTATGGTGGCGGGGTATCGCTGACTTGCTGGTGATCAACGGCGACGAGGCACGCGTGCTGGACTACAAGACCGGCAAAGACAAATACGCCGACACCAAGCAGCTGGAGATACTGTCGCTGGCTGTGTTCAAGAAGTTCCCGCAGGTGAAGGTGGTGAGGGCTGGCCTGTTGTTTGTGATTCACACCAACTTCATCAAGGCCAAGTACGAGCGGGAGAAGGAGATGGAGATGTGGAACAAGTGGCTCCCCGAGACCAACCGGATGGAGACCGCTTATGAGAAAAATATATGGAACGCGAAGCAGAACTTCACCTGCAAAGGTTGGTGCCCGGTGATGACCTGCCCGCATAACGGAAGACGATAGGAGAACGCATGACACAGGACGAGAAGGATGCCGCAAACGCGGCACTGTTGCTGGAGGAGAAGATTAACGAGCGTGTGTGGGCAGCGATTCAAGACAACCCCCACATATTTGTAAGCGTGTTGGAGCATCTGCTCAAGCGACAGGGGCCACATTCAGTACTGGCCCTTGAGCTTTCTCGCTTGGTAGCGCCGCATATATTTCGTGAGGAAAAACGATACAACACAATGCCGTACTACACGTCGCGCGAATACATTTAGGAGACAACAATGCCGTATGTAAACAAACCGAGACCGTACGGTAAAGAGTACGATCAATATCAAGGTAAGCCGGAGCAGATCAAGAACCGCGCTAAACGCAACGCTGCTCGCGCCGAGATGGAGAAGAAGGGGCGTGTCCGCAAAGGTGATGGCAAGGACGTAGATCACGCCGTCGCGCTGTCCAAAGGTGGCTCCAATGCGACGTCCAATCTGCGCGTCAGGGACGCCAACAAGAACCGTAGCTTCAGCCGGAACAGCGACCACACGGTCAAAAAGAACGTGCCGAAGAAGTAGTTCGCTGCTGTAAGCCCAGCTGGCGGTGGCTTAAAAACACCAGCAACCATAGGTTGTGCAAAATGTGAGTGATCCCACAACGGATATGGTTGACACCCCGGAAAGACGGAGACAGAATATGAACCATAACATCGAGCAACGTGCAAACAAGCACTTTGCTCCAAAACGCTTTTGGAGAAGCCGTGGAAATCGTTGAAAACAAAGCGCTAAAACTACGCGTGAGGAACCCCAGCCGCATCACATCCGTAATCCCCAAGAGTGCAGTTGTCGGGGACAACGAGGTGCTGGTGCGGTGGGGGCTGGAGGAAGCGCAGGTGCTGCGTAATCTGGGCATCAAGAACGTGCCGTCTCCCATCAACAAAGACTACAAGTGGCCCGGACTATATACGCCGTTCGATCACCAGCGCACAACTGCGTCTTTCTTGACTATGTATCGGCGGGCGTTCTGTTTCAACGAGCAGGGCACCGGTAAAACAGCCAGTGTAATTTGGGCTGCGGACTACCTGATGAAGCTGGGCTTTGTACGCCGTGCGTTGGTGCTGTGCCCGCTGTCGATTATGCAATCGGCGTGGCAGGCGGATTTGTTCCAGTGCGCCATGCACCGTAACGTAGTGGTAGCCCATCATCGCAATGCTCGTAAGCGCCGGGAGCTGCTGCAACAGGAAGCTGAGTTTGTCATCATGAATTACGACGGCTTGGATATCCTTGCTGATGACATCGTCGCGGATGGCACCTTCGACCTCATTGTTGTGGACGAGGCCAATGCCCTGAAAAACCCATCGACAGACCGGTGGAGGACATTCGCCAAGATACTTCGCCCAGACAACTGGGTGTGGATGCTGACGGGTACACCGGCAGCGCAATCCCCCGAGGACGCATATGGGTTGGCCAAGGTGGTAAACCCGCAGGGGGTGCCTAGATTCAAAGGGGCCTTTAAGGACATGGTGATGAACAAGATCACGCAGTTCAAATGGGTGCCCAAGCCAAACGCCACTGAGATCGTACATCAGGTATTGCAGCCAGCGATTCGGTTCACTAAAGAGGACTGCTTGGACCTGCCGGACATGACATATGTAACACGCGATGCGCCGTTGTCTAAACAGCAGGAGAAGTTCTACCAACAGATGCGCAATGAAATGCTGATGGTCGCAGCGGGGGAAGAAATCAGTGCGGTGAACGCGGCGGCAAAGTTGACAAAATTACTCCAGATTAGTTGCGGTGCAGTGTATGCAGACAGTAAAGAGATTGTGGACTTTGATTGCAAAGGCCGCATGAATGTGTTGAAAGAAGTCATTGACGAGTCAAGCCACAAAGTCCTAGTATTTGCCCCCTACCGGCACAGCATTTACGCCATCGCACAAGAACTAAAAGCATCCAAGTACACCGTGGATATTATTGATGGCAGTGTGCCACCGGGGAAGCGGACCGATATATTCAACAAGTTTCAAACCACGCCTGAACCGCGTGTGTTAGTGATTCAACCGCAAGCTGCATCACATGGTGTAACTTTACACGCCGCGAACACAGTAGTGTATTGGTCTCCGGTGATGTCGGTTGAAACGTATTTGCAGGCGAATGCACGGGTACACAGAGCAGGGCAAAAAAACAAAGTAACTATCATTCATCTGCAAGGCAGTTCAGTAGAACGCAAAATTTACAAGATGCTGCAAAACAAAGTCGATATTCACGAGGAGCTAGTTGGTCTTTACAAAGAGGAGATGCAAAATGAGTGAGGAACTCGGAGCAGATAAACTCGTCAGGGTGTACGTAAAAATCCGCGATGCCCGCGAAGCGCTGTCCCGCAAGTATGAAGAAGAGGATGCTGCATTGAAGGAACAGCAGGATGTTATCAAGCAGGAGCTGCTGGATCGTTGCAAGTCAGTTGGTGCAGAGAGTCTCAAAACAGAATTTGGCACGGCCACCCGCACAGTCAAAGTCCGCTATTGGTCTAATGACTGGGGTGCCATGCACTCTTTCTGCAAGGAGCACGATGTTCTTGACTTGATGGAACGCCGCATCAGTCAGGGCAACATGAAGGCATTCTTGAAGGACAACCCGGACATCAAAATCCCGGGTCTCAATTCGGATAGCTTTTACGATATTTCAGTTCGGCGCAGCAAGTAATTAACTAAGGAGAAGCAAGCATGTCTAATGAAATGACGCTGTTCAAAGATGGTAACAAACTCCCGTCCTACCTCAAGAATCGTGAGATGGATGCTGTCACCAAAAGCCTTATGGGTGGTGGCTCACTGGCCAAGCGTATCTCGATCAAGGGCGGCGTGTGGCGGTTGATGTCCGGTGGCAAAGAGATCGCGGTGAACGAAGACCGGGCGATGAACTTCATCATCGTCAACGCAGCAGCCAAGGTCGGTCGCACTTATTATGAAGGCACCTACGATCCGGACGCGGAGAAGGCTTCAGCACCGGTGTGCTGGTCAGCCAATGGAGAAACACCTGACGCCAGCGTCGAAGCTCCCCAGTCTAAGACTTGCGCGACCTGCCCGCAGAACATCAAGGGTTCCGGTCAGGGTGACTCCCGTGCGTGCCGCTTTAGCCAGCGTGTCGCTGTGGTGTTGGAGAATGATCTGGACGGTGATGTGTTCCAGCTGTCGCTGCCCGCTGCGTCGATCTTCGGTAATGGTGAGAACGGCAAGCTCCCGCTCAACGCGTATGTGAAGTTTCTGGCGGGCTTCAACGTGCCAGTGACTGCTGTTGTGACCGAGGCCCGGTTCGACACCAACGCGGCTACCCCAAAGCTGACGTTCAAAGCAGCCCGGGCGTTGACTGAGGCAGAGTTTGCGCAGTGCGAGGCGGCGGGGCAGTCAGCCGCTGCTAGACAGGCGGTCACGTTTACCGTGTCCCAACAGGATGGGGTGAAGCAGATCGCGAAGCGCGATGAAGAGTTCCGCAGCAACGACAAGCCCGCCGCGAAAAAGGCCGCCGAGCCCGAGGATGAGGCTGCTCCACCCGCCGAGGAAGCGCCGACCAAGCGCACGACCAAGGCCGCAGCACCCGAACCAAAGAAAGACGCGAAAGCCCTGTTGGCTGAGTGGGACGACTGAATTTAGGTGGTCTGGGGGTGGGGACGCTCACCCCCATTTTTTCTTTGAACGGGTCACCTATGCAAACGAGAACAGAGTTTTTGCAGGCCGTACTGCCTGCCGAGGGGGTCTACGTCGCGGTTGCGATCGACGGGAAGCGGGTAGCTCAGACGTTTCACGATACGATAACCGACCTTGAGGCCCGCTGCACTACACTGGTTGGAGAGGGGCAAAACACCTTCTACGCGTTGGCGACGTTCAATACCGCCAGCACCCGCACCACGGACAACATGAAGCTGATCCGGTCTCTGTTCGTGGACTTGGACTGCGGTGCGGATGAAGAAGGTAAGAAGTATGCTACACAAGCTGAAGCCGTAGCGGCGCTACGCGAGTTCGTCAAAGACATGCGGCTACCGACGCCGTGGGTGGTGGATTCAGGACGCGGCATCCATGCGTATTGGCCGTTTACGGAGGCAGTCACCCGACTGCAGTGGAAGCCGGTAGCTGAGAAGCTGAAGCAGATGTGCGCCATCAAGGGGTTCAAGGCCGACCCTGCTGTTACGGCTGACGCCGTGCGGGTGCTGCGGGTGCCGGGGTCGTTCAACGTCAAGGACAAGGCCAACCCGTTGGCGGTGGAGATTCTCAAGGCAGGGGTAGCCACCCCGTTTGACGATTTGCGGCAGCTGCTGGGGGTGTCGGAGTTTGAGGCATCCGCTGTCAAACGCCCGATGGACGAGGTTACCAAGAACCTGCTGGCCAACCGGCCTTCCTACTTCAAGGATATCCTCCAGCGCAGCGTGGCGGGCGATGGCTGCAACCAAATCATGCACGCCGTGGGTAACCAGTCCAGTATCCCGGAGCCCCTGTGGCGGGCGGTCTTATCGGTGGCGCAGCACTGCCATGATCGGGACAAAGCCATTCATGTTGCATCGCGGCAACACCCGGACTATGACCCCGACGAGACCGAGCGTAAGGCACAGGCCACCAAGGGCCCCTACACCTGCGCGTCGTTCCAGAAGATTGATCCCACCTTGTGCGAAGGTTGCCCGCATTTTGGGAAGATCAGCTCCCCGATTACGCTGGGGGCGGGGCGGGTGCTTGAGGCCACGCAGGAGGATCGGACGGTTGAGGTGGTGCTGCCGGAGTCTACTGAACCGG